CGTTTAGCCTATACCCATATCAAGAAAAAATGTTCGAGCATTTCAATGAGCATAGGTATAATATTGTCTTGGCCTGTCGCCAATCAGGGAAATCAATATCGGCATGTGCCTATCTTCTCTGGTTCGCGCTGTTTCACTCTGAAAAGACTGTCGCAGTTCTGGCAAACAAAGGTGCTACCGCGCGTGAGATGTTATCTCGTATTACTCTCATGCTTGAGAATATACCTTTCTTTCTTCAACCCGGTTGTAAAGCTCTTAATAAAGGTAGCATTGAGTTTAGTAACAACTCTCGTATTATTGCCGCTGCTACTTCTGGGTCTTCTATCCGTGGTCTTTCTGTTAACCTTCTTTATCTAGATGAGTTTGCATTCGTAGAAAGAGCCACTGAATTCTACACATCCACATATCCTGTTGTATCTGCTGGTAAGGATACAAAGATCATTGTTACCTCTACTGCAAACGGTCTAGGTAATATGTTCTATAAGATATGGGAAGGTGCTTTACAGGAAACGAATGAATTTAAAGCATTTAGAGTCGATTGGTGGGACGTACCTGGCCGTGACGAGGAGTGGAAAAACCAAACCATCGCAAATACAAGTCAATTACAGTTCGATCAAGAATTTGGGAATACATTTTTTGGCACCGGTGATACGCTAATTAACGCTGAAACTCTCATGGCTATGAGAGCAAGGAACCCTATTGCAATATTAGAAGGTGGGGATCTTCTTGTATATGAGAAGACTCGTAAAGATCATGAATACATTATGACTGTAGATGTTAGTAAGGGAAGAGGTCAGGATTATTCTTCATTTAATTTGATCGATATTAGCGTTCGCCCGTTTAGACAGGTTGCTGTATATCGCAATAACACTATCTCTCCAATTCTCTTCCCTAACATTATATATAAGTATGCAAATTCCTATAACAGTGCATATGTTGTAGTTGAATCAAATGACCAAGGTTCGGTTGTGTGTAATGGTCTATATCACGAATTGGAGTATGAAAATATACACGTCGAATCATCGGTAAAGGCAGATGCGATTGGAATAAATATGAATAGAAAAGTCAAAAGACTTGGCTGTTCATCTATCAAAGATCTTCTAGAAAATAACAAACTAAAAATTGTAGACGAAAAAACAATTGTTGAAATATCAACCTTTGTGGCTCGTGGTCAATCGTATGAAGCTTCTGACGGAAATCACGATGATTTGATGATGAATCTGGTTATGTTTGGGTATTTTACTTCTACACAATTCTTTGGAGATATGACAGACATTGATATAAAGCAGATGTTATTTGAAAAGAAAATGAAAGAAATCGAAGATGATATTGTACCTTTCGGTTTTGTGGATGATGGTACGGAATATAATAACGAAATAGAAAAACCCGAGTGGGTTGTAGAATTTGATGTAAATTAAAAAAATTATAAATACTATCGATAGTTGATGAAATCCGTATTATGCTCCATATCAATGTAAACCGAGAAGGATAAAGAAATGGCACTTTTTACACCATCAGAATCTCCTGCGGTTGTCGTCAAAGAAGTAGATAACACTGGCGGTGTGCCAAATGTTCAGACTTCGACTGGTGCAATTGTAGGTAATTTTAGTTGGGGTCCGGTAGAAAAGCGTACAAGAGTTGCAAACGAAGCAGGTCTTGTAGAAACTTTTGGTGCGCCAGACACCACTAATACAATAGATTTTCATAATGCTGCGTATTTCTTGCGTTACTCGAATACCCTTCAAGTAGTCCGAGAAATTACTTCAGCAGCACAAAACTCAACAGGAAATGTTGGTCAAACTGCAGCATACGCACCAGCTGGTCTAGCCAACGTTGTTGTTAAAAACAAAGAGAACTTCGATGCACAGCAATCAGCACTTGACTCAGACGGTCATGCTGCAATTGCACGCTTTCCAGGAGCTCTTGGTAACTCACTAAGAATCTCAGTGTGTCCTCCATCAGTAAACGATTCAGCGTTTGACGGATGGGCATATAAGAGTGCATTCGACGGTGCACCAGGAACTTCCGCATACGATAGCGCAAGAGATGCATCTAACACAGAAATTCACCTAGCGGTGGTTGACCAAAATGGTCTGTTCACAGGAACTAAAGGTACAATCCTTGAGACATACCCTTATGTTTCAGTAGCATCAAACTCAAAAAACGCCGATGGTACAACTAACTTTGCTCTCGACGTAATCAATAGTAGATCGCAGTATGTCTACTTAATTGGATTCGATTCCAACTTCGCAAACTCTGGTAACGCCGGAACGGCTCTTACACCTGGAACTGCAAAGAACTTCCTTGGTACACAGGTTGCAGGTCTTTCCGCTGTTGCTAATATTGACTTTGACTCAGGCGCTAATTCAGCCGCACTCGGAACTGCCGAGTTCTTGACTGGATTTGATCTTTTCGAAGATACTGACGCAGTTGAAGTTGACTTCCTGATTGCACCTGGAATGAATACCAGAGCAGATCAAGTGACAGTCGTTAACGATTTGATTAGCACCGCTGGCACAACAAGAAAAGATTGTGTCGTTGTAACATCTCCACCTCGCTCAGAAGTGGTTGGTCAACTCAACGAAACAACAATTACTAACAATATTGTAGGCACGGTAGCACAGTTCACAGATACTTCATACTGTGTAGCTGATGCAAACTACCTGAAGATCTACGACAAATTTAACGATCAGTTCATTGAGATTCCAGCTGCATCATCTACAGCAGGCCTCATGGCTGAAACTGACCGAGTAGCTGCACCGTGGTTCTCACCAGCCGGTCCAAGGCGTGGTAACTACCTTGGTGTAACTTCGATCAATTACAACCCAAATAAGACGAATAGAGATGCACTATACAAAGGCAGTGTCAATCCAATCGTAAATATCGCTGGCAGCGGAGTACAACTCTTCGGTGATAAGACAAGATTGTCAAGACCATCTGCATTCGATAGAATCAATGTTCGTAGACTCTTCCTTGTCCTCGAAAGAGCAATCTCAAGAGCGGCAAAGAATGTACTGTTTGAGTTCAACGATGAATTCACAAGAGCTGAATTTGTCAATGTTATCGAGCCGGTACTGAGAGACGTAAAGGGTCGTAGAGGTATCACTGACTTCCGCATTGTGGCAGATGAAACAGTCAACACTGCAGCGGTTATTGATCGTAATGAATTTATTGCTAACATCTTCATCAAACCTGCACGCTCTATCAACTACGTAACACTTAACTTCGTAGCTGTTAGAACAGGAGTGGACTTTGAAGAAGTAGTTGGCTCAAGCGGCGTATAAGGAGGTAAGTTATGGCACTTGGTAGCGTAGACGAATTCAAGTCAAGACTTGCTGGTGGCGGTGCTCGCGGCAACCTCTTTCAGGTTACGCTTGCAAATCCACGAGGCGGACTTGGTGTTGGTCTAGATGTTGACTTCGCATCTTTCATGTGCGAAGGAGCTCAATTACCTGCTTCAACAGTTGGCACTATTACGATTCCATTTCGTGGTAGGCAGCTCAAGATGGCAGGTGATAGGACGTTCGATGTTTGGACAGTTACAATCATCAATGACACTGGATTCAAAATCAGAGATGAAATGGAAAAATGGATGAATGCTATTTCCAACCACGCGGATGCTGGTGGAACGCAGAATCCTGAACTGTACTTTACTGATCTGAAAGTAGATCAGTTCGATAGAGATAAGAATGTCGTAAAGTCTTACACCTTTAAAGACGCATGGCCTTCAGAAGTTTCAGCAATCGACCTGAGCTACGGAGATACTGATACAATCGAAAGATTTACAGTAACTTGGCAGTATCAGTATTGGACATCCAATACAACTGACAGCTAATAAATATAGGGAGCGGGAAAATTTAATCCCGCTTCCTATACAAAAAAGGGATTAGAATGGCAGACGAAAAGGGATTCCGTTTATTCGGATTTGAAATTAAAAGAGCTGACACGGAAGACGCTACGAAAAAGCCGTCGATTGTTCCAGCTCGAGATGATGATGGTGCCGGCTATGTTACAGCAGCGGGAACCCATTATGGCCAATATATTAACCTCGACGGCGATGATTCGAAAGACAACTATCAGTTGATCATGAGATATCGCGGCGTCAGCATGCATCCAGAAGTTGACGCCGCTATCGAGGATATTACGAACGAAGCAATCGCTGGCGGAGAACTTGCTCAATCCGTTGATGTTACAATGGATAATCTAAAAGTAAGTGATGGTATTAAGAAACAAGTTAAAGATGAGTTTGACAATATTATTGCCATGCTCAACTTTAATGAGAACGGACACGATATCTTCCGCAGATGGTATGTTGATGGTAGAATCTACCACCACTTGGTCGTAAATGAATCACAACTCAAAGCAGGCATTCAAGAAATTAGATATATTGATGCCTCAAAAATGAGAAAAGTAAAGCAGGTAAAAAGAAAGAAAGATCCTCAAACAGGTGCGAATCTGATTGAGAAGGTTGATGAATACTACGTATTCCAAGAAAAGCCTGGTCAACAAACTGGTGGAGTTAAGATGAGTCTTGATTCTGTTAGTTATGTAACATCTGGCTTGCTTGACGAAAATAGAAAAAAGGTTTTATCTTATCTGCATAAATCATTGAAGCCACTTAATCAGCTGAGAATGATGGAAGACTCATTGGTCATCTATCGCTTGGCTCGTGCACCAGAACGTAGAATTTTCTATATCGATGTAGGTAACCTACCAAAAGGTAAGTCCGAAGAGTACATGAAACAAATCATGACTCGATATAGAAATAAACTGGTTTACGATGCACAGACTGGTGAGATCAAAGATGATCGTAAACACCAATCTCTGCTTGAAGATTTCTGGTTGCCTCGCCGAGAAGGTGGTAGAGGTACAGAGATTCAAACACTTCCTGGTGGAGAGAATCTTGGCCAGATTGATGATATTGTATACTTTCAAAAGAGATTGTATAGATCTCTTAATGTTCCGATCAATAGGTTGGAACAGGAAGCACAGTTTAGCTTAGGTAGATCCACAGAGATTAGCCGAGACGAACTAAAGTTTCAAAAGTTTATTGACAGGCTGAGAACACGCTTTTCAGCATTGTTTATGGGTATCCTTAAGACACAACTTATTCTAAAGGGTATCATTACTGAAGATGATTGGGATGGCATGAAAAACGATATTGTCGTTGATTATGTCAGGGATAATCACTTTACCGAGTTGAAGGATCTTGAGATTCTTCGAGAAAAAGTTCAGACTCTTGATATGGTTAACAACTATGTTGACCAATACTTCTCAAGAGAATGGATTATGAAAAACGTTCTTCACTTTACAGATGAAGACATTGATAACATGGCTAGTCAAGCCCAAGATGAAGTGGATGACATGAAAAATGACAGCGAACCTGAACAAAACGACGAGGAATGATATGAGTGAAGAAGCAGTAGAAAATAATCCTTTTCAAGAACTAGTAAGACATGCTCTTGATCAGGACTATAATAAGGCTAATAAGATCTTTGGAGATCTCATGGGCACGAAAGTGAATGACGCATTGGACCAAGAAAAGATCAGATTAGCTGATCAAATTTATAACGGAGTTGCCGATGCCACAGAAGATGATGATGACATCATGGGGGATGAGGATGGTGACGTACAAGGGGGATCTTCCGATAGAGCAGACGATGATGCTGAAGAGGGCGAAACAGAAGTACAAGTGTCCGATAGTGAAGAACCCGGTGATGAAGCCATGGAAGAAGAAGACGACGGTGTAGAAGAAGAATAATTTTGTTTCAGTA